CGCCTCGATCGCCCCCGACTCAGCTAGCGTCCGGTGCTCGCCAAACGTCACGCTTTGCGACCAACGCGGCGGAGCCAGCAGGCGGGAAGCCTCGTCTCCGGTGGAGTCGCTGCGCTCCATGGTGTCGAAGCGAAGTTGCCCCGGCGCCCAATCGACAACCAGCCCGGCGACCGTCGCCGACATCGTGATGACGCTCATGCCGACACCCCCGATGCCCTGAGGCGCTGCCACAGGCTGCGGTCATAGGCCGCGAGCATTTCCGCCGTCTGCTGCTGCGTCTTGGCGACATCAGCAGTGCCGTCGATGTAGAGCGTTCTGTTGTCGTTGATGACGGGCGCGCTTCCGCCGCTCGGCCGGTTCATCGACGCCGGGATGATTGCCTCTCCCTTGTGAACCTTGGCGATCATGTCGCGCGGCACAAAAGGCGTTCCGACATCGAAACTCGGCAGACCCGTGAAGAACGATGTGATTCCGCCGAGCAAGGCGCCGAGCTGGCTGCCGCCGCTCGATCCGCTCTTCTTGAAGATGGCGTTTCCGATGTCGGCCGCGATGGCCTCGGCAACCATGCGCTTAAGCAGATCGCCCCAGCGCTTGCCGATGTCGTCGAAGTCACCGCCAAGCGCGTCTACGATCGTGTCGCCCAGCGCGTCCTGGATGTTGCGCTGCGCCTGATCGGCGAACGTGCTCATCTCGCGCGTCGTCTCTTTGAACTTCTCCGCCGCGTCCAGCTCGGCCTCGTGCCGCTTCTGCAGGTACTCTGACGTTGCGTTGAGTTGCTCGTCCTGTAGAGCCTTCTCGTATGCGGCGGCCTTCTCGATCTCTTCGAGTTGCTCGGCGCGCAGGCGGTCATCCTCGGCGGCAGCAAGCGCCGCATCCGACAAACGAGGGTCGCTCGGTGTGATGCGCACTGGCTTCGGCACCGACCCACCAACGGCCTTTGGCTTATCTGGGATGGGCGGCAGCGTTGGCTTTTCTCCAGCGCCTGACAGACGACTAGCCTGCTCGTCGCGCGCCTCGCGCCTTGCCTCGGCAATCTCTGCTCGCTTTGCGGCCAGTTCAGCCTTTTTCGCAGCCAAGTCGCCTTCGAACTGCTTCCTTGCTTTCGAGTCAAGCCCGGGACGACTCAATGCCTCCTGCAGCGTCTGAATGTCCTGCGTCAGATTGCGAATCTGAGCGGCGTCGCTTGGCGTATAGAACGCCTTAACGTTGTCGCGATAGATGTCGAAAAGGCTCTTGCCTTCTTCGCGCGCCTTCCTGAATCGCTCGATTGCATTGTTCAGGGACGAGATAAGCGGCCCCGTTATGGCACGCGCCACATCTACGCTATTCTTCGAAAGCTCTGCGAGTTGCTGGTTGAATTTCTCTGCCGCCTCCGCCTCTGCCGTCGTCACCTTCGCGACAAGCTCGCTTTTCTTGGCTAGGTCAGCCAAAAACGGCGCAACCTCTTGGATCGACTTGCCGAACAACGCCTGCACGATGCGGGCTTTGTTGCCATCGTCAGCAAAGCGAGCCAACGCCACCGCCGTTTGCCGCAATGCCTCCGCAGGGTCGATCCGCTTCAGCTCCTCCGCATTCAGTCCGATGCTCTTGAGAATCGCGGCCGTATCTGATCCAGGCTTCGACTCGGATAGCACACGGTTGAACTTGACCACCGTGCCGGACATGTTCTCGAACGATGTCCCAGTACGAGCGGCGACATCCTCAAGCGCCGAGAGGTTCTCGATGCTCGCGCCGGTCGCGTCCTTCAGGTCGTTGAGCTTGTCGATGCCGTTGACCGTCTCACGCACGAATGCGGTGAACGTCCCGGCAGCAAAGCCAGCACCAAGGAAGCCGCCGAAGCGGGCAAATCCGGAGTTGGCCGCCTCTGCTCGCTGCTCGATGGTCGCAAGCCCACGCTTGGCACTCTCGAAAGCAGCCTTGGTCCGGTCCTCCGCCGATAGGACGATCTTGGCGTCATTAGCCATGCGTCACTCGCCCGCGAAGGCGTCCTCCATGGCAGAGAGTTCCGCCGCCAACAGCCGCTTGCGCAGTGCCGCCGTCTTGTCCGTCGGCTTGGGCTCCTCCGGCTCCATCCACGGGTCCGGCGGCATGAAGTCCTTCGCTATGAAGGCTCGTTTCTCCGCATGCTCGTACCGCCCGCCGTTCTGAGTAGCGGCCAGCAACTGGGCATGGCGGAATCGGTCCCACTCCGGGCCGATCTGCTCTGCATCCATCCATGCCGTCCACTGGGCGAGTTCCTTTCCATTCATCCGCTGATGCAGCTCGGCCACCGTGCATCGAAGGTGGGACGCGACTCGCATCTGCGCCCGCAGCGCGGGGTGGTCGGTCAGGTTTTTTTTTCTGCCCCAACCGTCGCCGCAGCGAACAACTCATAACCCTCGGGCAGGTGCTTCGCGCACCAGATGCGCCACTCCTGCTCGCTGTAGACTGGCTGCCGGTCGTCCGCCAGAACGCATCTAGCAAGCACCCACGGCAGCAGCACGTTCATGCGCCGAGCGTCGGCCTGCGCTTCCGTCTCTCCGTCCAGCAGCGCCTTGACTTCGTTGCGCTTCTCGTTGAACAGGAGCAACTCCACGAGGTCCATCGAGCGGACGACGACATCCCCGCCGAGAGGCGCGCAAGGCACCTCCGTTTCGGGGACGACAACCGCCGGGATGGACTCTCGGGAGATCGCCATCAGTACACCGCCGGCAGCGCTGCGAAGGTCATGTCGATGGAGCCGCGCAGGGTGTCGTCCTGGATGGTCGGCACCTGCTGGTAGCTCCAGTAGGCGTTCGCCACCAGGACCGTGCCGTCCGGGTACGTGAACCGCACGGCGGTTGCCGTGGCCGTATCAGCCACGGAGCGCACCGTCGCCACAAAACCAAGGTCGTTGTCGTAGAACAGCGGCAGCGTGACCGTGATCGGCGAACGCCGCGTCGGAATCTGCTTGTCGATCACGTCAGCCAGCGTCGTGATGTCGGCATAGCGCTGCTCGCCGCCGCCAACTTGGATGTCCTTCGTGATCTGGCCGATGTTCGTCCAGGTGCTGATCTCACGAACCGAGCCAGTGCCGCTGCCGGCCGGGTAGCGCGATGTGCTGGATGAATCGACATCGCCCAAAGTAACATCGTTCGTTGATACCGCAGTGGCCTTGACGACACGCGAGTTCAGCCGGTCCCAGCCGGAGGTAACTTCGATGAAGTCGCCGACGATGACGCCGTGCGAAGCCTCCAGCGTCGCGACAGCCGACGTAGCGTTGGTGATCGCCGACATGGTCTTCACTGCGCCATACGCGCTGGCGATTGCCACAGTGGTTCCGACTGCGAGGGTGATAGCCATGTGGCTCTCCTAAACGATGGTTTCCGGCGCAGCCGGGTGGACAAAGAAACGGGTGACGACGCGAATCCGAACGGCACCAACGGCGGCTTCGCCTTCGCTCGTGGTGACGCGCTCGATGCTGGTCAGTTGTGTTCCGTGCAGCGCGGGAACGGCACACAACGCCGTCAGCCCCTGCGCTGCGAGTGCATGCATGGAGTCATCGACATCCGCAGTCGCGCGGACAAGCCCTTCGCACTGCACGACCAACAGATGTTGATTGGTGCCGTCGGCCATTACGGCCTCGATGGACTCGTCCTCTGCGGTAAGACGCCATGCCGGCAACTCGGCCTCACTCACAGCCCACAGGCGTGATGTGTAGACACGCGATCCGGTGAGCGGCAGGCCAGTCATGCGGGCGGCCAGCGCATCGACAACTTGGGCAGCAGCGAGCGCCATTCGTCAGGCCCTCCGCGCCCAGCGCGCCACTTCGTCTTCAAGACAGGTGGCGTCAACAAGGTCTGAGTGCCCGCGCAACTGAAGCACCTCCATCGCGGTACGCAGCCCGTCAGCGCAAAAGATGCACCGCTCGATTGAAATGAGCGGCAGCGCGTCGGCCTTGATGGTCAGCGTGACTTGGCGGATGTTTGCCGTGTCAGTGATGCCAAGCGCTCTGACGAGGTCTAGGTTGATCTGCTTCAGATCCATGATCTAGGCCCTCGCCAGCACCAGGCGTGTGAGCGCGCCGTCAGGCGGCTCGCGCAACACCTGGCGCACGATGTAGGTGACCGCGTTGGCGACGAACGATTGACCCGGGGCGGCAACTGATGCCTCGGACGTTCGCACCAACGCGGTCGGCTGTTGCGTGGCGACTCCGCCGTCAACCTCGATCACCGTCTGCGTATCGACGATGGCGGTCACCGCAACGCTGTTGAGCGTCGCGGCTCCGCCAAAGTCGGCGAAGAACGGGGCGATGTCTTCGGTGAAGGCCACGGCGTTTAGACGATCTTCTTCTTGCCGCTGGCGACGACGCTGACCGCAGCCGGGCCGGTCGTGATCGTGCCGACGAAGCCGAGGAAGCCTCCGACAACCTTCTTCGGATCGACCACCACGGTTTGCGTTGTCAGGTCCGTCGAAGTACCAACCGACGTGTACGTGTAGCCGGTGATGTCGGCGGCGCCGGTGCCGTTGGCATCGGTGGCCGACTGCAGCTTGCCAACGATCGTGCCGGCGGTCACCACGCCGACGTTCATCGTGACCAGGATTTCGCCGTCATAGGGGCGCACATCCAGCCACAGGCCGGTGCCGCTGGTGGCGGCTGCGGTGTTCGCCGCATCAACGGCGTGAAGCAGTGCCGTCGAGGTCGCGGCAGAGGCTTGGCTGAGCATCATGTCATTTCTCCTTCTTGCCGGCGGTCTTCACCGGCACGGTGGGTTTCACTTCGGGTTCCGGGTCGGCAACGACGGAGGTCGCGACCGGAGCGGGGGCGACATAGCGCTCCACCGCCCCGATGCCAACGAGAAACTGGGCCGTGGCCGCGTCCACGTCTGCCACGTCGCCCGGCTTGATGTGCCGGTCGACGCTGATGCAGACGCCGCGGATTGCGCGGACGGTTTCCATGTGGCGTTACGACAGGTTGGTCGAGACCACGAACGCTTGCGGGTAGCGGACGAGAACGTCCACCATCCACATCGCACGGATGCCGACTTGCGCCGCGTTGAAGCGGGTGCCGCCAGTGTCGGTGGCGAGTTCGAGAACGCCCCACTCACCGACGATCACCTCGCCCCACGAACCGAAGATCAGGTTGCTGGCGGCAACCTGCTCGGTGGACATCGCCCTGAAGCCGACGCAAGTGCCGTCCTGGCCGTTGCCTTCCCACAGCGGGGTGTCGGTGCTGGAGAAGCGCTGGGTCTTCATCAGCACAGCGGCGCCCGCGGCGTTGGTCAGGAAGCCGGGGTTGCTCAGAACAGCGTTCGAGCCGGCAGCGGTCGACCAGAAGGCGAGGATCTTGGCGTAGGTCGCCGAGGCCGCATCCTGGCCGGTCGTGACACCGGTCGTGTTCTTGATGCCCAGCGGCTGCGCGCCGCCCGTGCCGTTGATGATGGCCGAGTCCACGCCGATCGCCAGCACCTTCGCGAGGTCGTTCATGACGAACGCTTCCGCAGACGGCGACGATTGACGCAGCAGTTGCTCCGACACGTCCGTGATCGCAATGGCGGTCTTCGGGGTCAGCGACAGTTGACCAAGCGCTTGATCCGCCGCAGTGATCGACGTGCCTTCGCCGGCTTGCCAAGTGATGCTCTGGGCGCCGGTCTGGCGCGGCATCACGACGTTGCCTTCGAGGCCGGACATGAACGTGCAGCCCATCGGGCCGGCGAACATGCGATTGCGCAGCATGTCCACGAAGCCCATGTTTTGGGAGTCGACCATGAAGCCGCCCTTGGAACCGGGGGTCGTCGCCATCGCACGCTGCGCGACCGGACGCTGCAGGATTTCTGCCGGCACGAGGAAACTCGTGGTGGCGCCGCGGCCAAGCTTCTTGGCAACAGCGTTCGAGCACTCCACCTCGAAAGCCGCTTCCTGCATGAACTGCGGGAATTGGCCGCCGAACTTCAGGGCGCGGATGGCGCGGAGGATGCTGTAGCGCTGGGTCTCGTTGTTCGTCAGGCCCAGTTCGGCAGCGACAGCCGGCTTGGACTTGCCGCGCTCCTCAACTGTCTTGAGGATCTTGCCGGCCACCTCTTCCAGGCGAACGCCGTCACGGATCCACTGATCCTCGATGCGCGAGTCGATGTTGGCGGAACGGCACATCGCGGAGATGGCCTCTTTCCGATCCTTCTCGACTTGCAGCGGGTC